CAAACCAGATCTTGGCAAATGAAAAGATTATTTCTATTGATGATCTTTTAATCTCACAAGCATTTGTCTCAAATTTAGACGAGCTTAAGAATCATTACGATGTCAGAGCTACATACGCTGATGAATTAGGTAAGGCACTTGCTAAAACTTATGATCAGAACGTAGCAAAGGTAATAGCAAACGCCTCAAGAGCATCTACAACATTAACAGGTGGCAACGGTGGATTAGTTTCTACTCTTGCTAATGGTAATACTGCTTCATCTGATGTTACTGGTGATGAGTTAGCAGCAGCTATCTATGACATCGCACAGGCATTTGATGAAAGAGACATTCCTCCAACAGATCGTTTCTGTGTGTTACCACCTGCTGAGTACTACAAGTTAGCTGAATCAGCTACAAGAACAGTAGATGTTGACTTCAACCCAGGCGGTAATGGTTCATTTGCTTCAGGTCGGATACAACAGATTGCTGGTATTCCAGTGATGATGAGTAACAACGTACCTCAATCAAACGTAGGATCTAACCCAAGTGGAGCTAACAACACCTACTCAGGTGATGACAGCAAAACTATCGGTCTTGTCTTCCACAAGTCAGCAGTTGGTACTGTGAAGCTAATGGACATGACAACTGAAATCAGTGGTCAGGACTATGGCATCATGTATCAAGGTACATTGATGGTTGCTAAGTATGCTTTAGGTCATGGAATCCTAAGACCTGAGTGTGCAGCTACAATCAAGTTATCTGCTTCTTAATTCACATAAAGGGTACTCAGTAATGGGTACTCTTTTCTTACTATTTGGAGAACACTATGGCTTACGGAAAAATGATGAAGAAGAAAAAGAAAAAGATGGGTGGTAGAGAATCACTTAAAATTAAAAAGTACTAAACCATGACTGTAGCTGCAACCACTGAACTAGAAGCTGTCAACATTATGCTGGCTGCCATAGGAGAAGCTCCTATCAACAGCCTTACAGGTACACTTCCTGTAGATGCTCGCTTGGCACAATCAACCCTTACAGAAGTCAACAAAGAAGTTCAATCTGAAGGTTGGTCTTTCAATACTGAAATAGATGTAACTCTTACAAGAGATGCTTCTGATCAGATAGCCCTTTCAACAGACATTTTAAGAGTTGATCCCAATACTCATCATCACACAACGATTGATGCGATACAACGTGGTCTGAAGCTATATGACAGGTTAAATAACAAGTATGAGTTTGATGAAGATCTTATCTGTACTGTTGTCTATTTCAGGACTTTTGATGAGATACCAGAACAGGCAAAAAGATATATCAACATCAAAGCTGCCCGTATCTTTGTTGACAGATTGGTTAGTGATGATGGATTAAGAACTTATACACAACAGGACGAAGTGAGAGCAAGAGCTATACTGATGGAAACAGACTTGGCTAATGGTGATCATAACCTTCTCAGAGGAGATCCTTCATTAACAAGTGTCTTTGATACCTACTCACCAGCTAACGCACTAATCAGATAACTATGGGTGTTATATCAAGAGCAATACCAACATTGCTGAGAGGTATATCACAGTCTTCAGATGCTACAAAGCAGGCTGATCATGCTGATATACAGGACAATGCTGACAGTAACCCTGTTATTGGTCTGGTAAAACGACCTGGTTTGAGATATGTAACAGCACTTAGCTCCTCTTCATTAGGTAATGTTCATATACAAACTATTAATAGAGATGCTAATGAACAGTATGTAGCAATATTCAGCAATGGTGATGTCAAAGTATATGAACTTGATGGAACGGAAAAGACAGTAAATAAACCAGATGGCACAACTTACTTAAATACATCAGATCCCAGAAGTGTAATTAAGACTGTTACTATTGCTGACTTTACCTTTGTTGTTAATACCAGTATTGCAACAGCAATGGACACCACCCTCAGTGGTGGTACTGATACGCAGGCTGTAGTCTTCATAAATCAGGCAACATCTAAAACTACTTATTCTGTAACGGTTGATGGTAATACAGTTACTGATGACACCACAGGAGATGACCCCCTTAGTACAGATACAGTTGCAACTAATTTAAAGAACAGTCTGGATTCTGCCTTAACAGGTTTTACCATTGCTCGTAATGGTCCTGTTCTGCATATCAAAAAGAATGATGGTAGTAATTTTTCTATAGATGGTAGTGATACTCAAGGTGATACTAAAATGACTATTGTTAAGGATTCAGTGCAGAGGTTTACTGATCTACCAACAGTGTCACCTAATGGTTATGTGGTTGAGGTGAAGGGAGATGAAGATACTAACTTTGATAATTACTACGTTAAGTTCGTCACTAATAACGGAGGTACGTTTGAAGAAGGACAATGGGAAGAAACAGTAGAACCTGGTATTACATTTAAGTTTGATTATGGAACTATGCCACATGTCTTAATTAGACAGGCTGATGGTAATTTTAGATTTGCAAAGGTAGATGGTGATACATACACCATATCTAGTGTTGACTATACATTACCTAAATGGGGAGAAAGAACTGTTGGTGATTTAGATTCTGCACCTAACCCTTCTTTTATCGGTAATAAGATCAATAACGTTTTCTTCTTTAGAAACAGACTAGGTTTTTTGGCAGGGGATAATGTAATTCTTAGTCGTGTATCAGAGTTTTTTAACTTCTTTCCAGAGACTGTTATATCAGTTTTAGATAGTGAACCGATAGATGTTGCTGCATCTCATACCAAGGTAGCTATTCTTAAACATGCAGTGACAATGGGGGAACAGTTAATATTGTTCTCTGAACAGACGCAGTTTGTACTTACATCATCATCAGATTCTCTTACCCCTAAATCAGCTAACGTCATAGTGGCAACAGAATTTGAAAGCAGTGATGATGCACAACCTGTAGGTTCTGGATCTAGTATTTACTTCTTAACCAAAAAAGGATCTTTTGCAGGTATCAGGGAATATATAACACAGGGAGAAGAGATAAGAGATGCGGCTAATATCACAATCCATGTACCAAGGCTGATACCAAGTAATATATTCAAAATGGCAGTATCTAATAACCAAGATGTTTTAGTGTTGTTAGGTACAGATAATCCTAATAAGTTGTACATCAATAGATGGCTGTATGGTGGGCAGGGAGAAAAGATACTGAACAGTTGGTTTACCTTTACGATCAACAGCAACAGGTCTTTTAAAAATGTAGATTTTATCGGTACTGATCTGTTTGCTGTAGTAGAAGAAGCTAATAAGGTAACACTGGAAAAAATACCTTTTGAAACTGATTTCAGAGAAGCCAATGCAGACTTTCAGTTTCACCTAGATCATAAAGTTACAGAGGCTACTACAGGTGTCTCAGTGGCATATAGCTCTGGTACTGATGTAACTACCTTTACTGTGCCTTATAGATTAAGAGCAAGTATGAACGTTGTTGGTAGGTATTTAGCAAGTGGAGAGACAAGTACTTTTGTTGATACACAGGGTAATACCAAAACACTTAAATCAGGACAGGTAATAACAACATCCAACTCCACTGATGGTTCAACATCTACCATTACAGCAAATGGAGACTATAGAAATAGTAAATTTATTATTGGTGAACCTTATGAAATGCACTATAGGTTCAGTTCTCAGAGATTGACTGCCGGTTCAAGTGGACAGGCAGGGGGTGAATATATAAGTGGTCGATTACAACTGCATCATTTCTATATCAAGTTTGAAGATACAGGATTTTTTAAAGTAGAGGTAACACCAGAAAATAGAGATACATCAACTCATAAATTTACCGGTCGTTTATTAGGTGCTGCTTCTAGTGCCATAGGACAGATTAATTTAGAGACAGGTACGTTTCGTGTGCCAATTATGTCAAGAGCAGATAGAGTGAATATAGATGTAAAAAACGACACGTTCTTGCCTACTCAATTATCAAGTGCTGAATATGAAGCTATGTTCCATATGAGAAGTAGGAGAGTGTAATGGGATATTTAAGAAAAGCTAATCTACAGGATCTTAGATATGTAGCTAACAATATGAGAGAAGTAGATAAGTTGGAAGCTTATTATCAATCAGGACAGGAACCACTGCAAGCTCTTCAGTTCACTTATATATGTAGCAATATAAACATGACTATAGCTGATGATAATGACCAGCCTATAGGTCTTTGTGGTGTTGTTAGTGGTGGTGTTATATGGATGGTTGCCACAGATAAGTTATTTGAAAATACAAAATATAAAATACAACTGATAAGAAAAGGACGGGAATGGGTAGATAACTTGTTGAAATCTTACAAAATCTTATATAATTTTGTATATGCAGACAATACTTCTGCTATCAAG